TTGAGAAAAGGCGACAACAAGACTTCTTGTGAGCTTTTTGATATTGGTGATGACTTGTCTTGGAAGTCTAAAAAGAACTACACTCTTGGACATATGGTTGAGCGTGTAAAGATATATAATGAAGAAGGATTCGAATACAAAATGATAAAGGTGCCTATCAGTGGAGATTAACTACAACATTGTACAACTTGTTAATGGTCTTAGTCTTGTAGGCGACATTGAGTTCACTGCTGATTCTATTGTGATAAAGTTCCCATTAGAGATAACTGCTAAACCTGTTACTGATGATAACGGTAAAATAATAGGCGAACATATGGTACTCCGTCCTTACTTGGTAATGACAGATGATCGTGAAGTTGTTATAGATCAGTTTAATGTTATTTGTTTTAATAGATTAAGTGAGCGACTGTACTCCTCTTACGAGGAGATGGTAGAGAATGTTTATGGTAAGCCTGTTTCTTTTGAAGGTAACTTCTTGAAAGATGACCCTGAAGCTAAAGAATTAGAAGATCTTGATTTTGATGAACTTGAATACTTGACAGAGCAGTTAGATTTATTGATTGATGGTAAAGATAAGATTGTTCATTAGTTCTTCCCTTTCTTTCTAACAAAGCAATTATAACAACACGGCAAAACCTTGTCAAGCATTTATTGTAATTTATTTACTTGACAATGCAATCTTTTTTTAGTATTATTGTATTATGAATTCAATTGGAGTAACACATGTCTAAGGAAAAAAATGCTCATTACGTAGATAACAAAAAGTTTTTTACGGAAATGAAAACGTGGAAAGCTGAGTGGGATGCCGCAGTAGCAGATAACAGACCTACTCCTCAATGTCCTAACTATCTCGGCGAGTGTTTCGTTAAGATATCAAATCATCTAGCATACAAATCAAACTTTGTAAACTATACCTTTCGTGATGAAATGATTCTTGACGGCATTGAGAACTGCCTGAGATATGCTGACAGATTCAATCCTGAAAAGTCAAACAATCCATTTGCCTACTTCACTCAGATTACATACTACAGTTTCATCCGTCGTATCAAGAAAGAAGCTCGTCAGACTGAAACTAAACTAAACTACTTAGCTAGTATTGATCTTCAGCAACTCCTTGATGAGATTGAAGGTGACTCCGGAAACTATGAGTATCTGAAGTGGGTACAAGAACAAATAGACAGCAACGCCAAAGACAAAAAAGAAATTAGTAAAGTCTCCGAAACAGCACAGCCTAAAAGACGACCGAAATATTTTGATGAAAAAGAAGAATCAGTGCTTGACATTTGACCTAAATAGTACTATACTGGTTAAAACATTGAGAGACTTCTATTATGAAAATTCGTTTTTCCGAAATGTTCTGGTCATTTCAAGGCGAAGCAGAACTTGCTGGCACACCTACTGTATGGCTTAGATTCTTCGGCTGTAACTTAGAGTGTAACGGCTTCGGTCAAACACATCCAACAAAACCTGACACATGGGAACTCCCTTACAAAGACTACGACTTGATTGCAGTAGATCGTGTAGAGGATCTCCCTGTGTGGGACAAAGGCTGTGACTCATCGTATACATGGTCAATGAAGTACAAGCATCTAGCAACAGACGTTGACGTAGAAGGAGCTTGTGATAAACTTGAATCACTCTTGCCTCATGGTAAATTTACACACCCTATTTCAAATCAAGAAAATATGCTTGCCTTCACTGGCGGCGAACCCATGCTGCAACAAAAGCAGATGAAAGCAATTGTCAACGAGTTTCTTATTCGTGGCAATGTTCCTAAAATTATTACAGTCGAAACTAACGGCACCAAGAAACTAAACAAAGATTTACAAGATTTCATAAACGACTATCTTGCTGAGATTGGCATTCGTTGGCACTGGTCAATCAGCCCTAAGACTTGGCATACAGCAGGTGAACAGGGACAAGTTATGGTAGATAACTTAATGTCTTATGTAGAAAACACTTGCAGCACTAGTATTATCAAATTTGTTTGTAACGGCACAGAAGAAAGTTGGCAAGAGATAGATCAATATGCGAAAGAGATATCAGCATACGCTAAATCAGCAGAGATCATCAAGCCAGAGATTTGGATAATGCCAGCCGGTGCAACGAAAGAAGAGCAAGAGCAAGTTGCAGAAATTTGCAACCAAGCTATGCAACGAGGGTACAAAGTAGCAACACGAAATCACTGTTATGTTTATGGAAATCAAATAGGGACTTGATATGGACTTTAGAGATCACAAACTGTATGTAGATTGGATGGATATAGACGCATTGTGTCTAGATATCGCACACGATGCTAAACATCTTGGCATCACTAAAGTAGTTGGCATTTCACGAGGGGGATTGATACCGGGTGTTATTGTATCTCATATGTTGAATGTTCCTTTTGAACCTGTAGCTTGGCAAACCCGTGACGGCTATAGTCAAGACGCAGAAAAGGTAGCTGATAATAATCACGATACTACACTATTCATTGATGATATTTGTGATAGTGGTTTGACAATGGACGATGTAGCTGAGTTAGCTCCATTAGCCAAGCGAGCAGTACTGCTAAATAAAAGAAACGATAAAGGTATTGACATTGTAGGTCAAGCATTATATAATGTGGATGAATGGGTAGTTTTTCCTTGGGAGGCTGAATGAGATACAGTACTATAAGACAAATTCCTCACAGCGCTAATGGTCTGGCAGGCCCTGACATTATGTATGTTGTTGATATGTATGAAGACGGGAAAAAAGTTGGCACAAATGAATTCCCTGGTAAAAGCATTCACTACGCAGAGGCTTTTGCAAGAAACTGGGACACAGGTATTATAAAAAAATGATAAGTGAAGTAATTAAAGCAAGACTAAAAAACGCAGGCAAGCGCTTCTTTGCGTCTGACAACATATCTCAGTTTATATATGAAGATGAAAAGCCTAAACTCATAGAAGAACTAACTGAAAAGTTTGAAGGCGTTTTGGACACTCTTATTATTGATACCGTTAATGATCCTAACTCACAGGGTACTGCAAAGCGTCTTGCTAAGATGTATGTCAATGAGTTGATGGCTGGTCGTTATGAATCAATGCCGAATGCTACTGCTTTTCCTAATCATATAGATGACGGATATGACGGCATGCTCGTTGTTCGCAGTGAGCTAAGATCTATGTGTTCACATCATCATCAACCTGTGTCAGGTGTCGCTTACATAGGTATCATTGCTGCTGATAAGTTGATCGGCCTATCTAAGTACACACGAATCGCTCAATGGTGTGCTAGACGAGGAACATTACAAGAAGAACTTTGTAATGACATAGCAAGAGAAATTATGGCAGCAACAGGTAGTAGTGACGTGGGTGTGTATATTCAGGCTACACACGGTTGTTGTGAAAACCGAGGCATTATGGCGCACAGTTCTCTTACTCAAACTACTGTATTGAAAGGTAGTTTCTTTCAAAATGCAGACACAAAGAAAGAATTCTTTGACAACATTAAATTACAGCAAGAGTATTCGTGTAAATGAGAATAAAGCCTACTGACAGACAAATCGTTGTAGACCTAGAAACACTTAGTGTTCGCCCTAACTCTTGTATTACTTCTATAGGAGCAGTCGCTTTTAATCTACAAGATGGAATTCTAGAAGAGTTTTTCATTAATGTTGATCCTGTTACATGTAAAGAAGCAGGTTTACACATAGATAAAGAAACTGTAGCTTGGTGGGCGACTCAACCCAAAGAAGCTATTGATTCGTGGAAAAAAGATCCAGTGCCACTAGACGAAGCTATAGATAAGTTTGTTACTTTTTACGGCGACAAGTCTATCCCTATCTGGGGCAACGGTTCTAGTTTTGATGTTACTATTCTAGAGTCATCACTTTATGCTTTGGGTTGGCAAACAGGCAAATTGCCTTGGAAGTTTTGGGACATATACGACATGAGAACACTGACTTCTGTTCTTGGGCGCAAGTTAGAAAAGACTGGTATCAATCACAACGCTTTGCATGATGCAATCGCCGAAGCAAAACTTATTATGGATATGTTAAAATCATGAGTTTAGAGTATGTAGTTTCAGGTACTTCTTTCATTCGTTTAGCTAACGAGGAAACTCTTAGCAATCCTGATACCGTTTCAAAGATAAACAATATGTTTGAAAAACTATTTGTAGAAGAAGAAACCGGACATACTTTTTCTATGTTATACAATGCATTTTGTGAACATAGCTATGGTGAAAAATTTCAAAAGTACGCTAGTCATATAGATAAAATACATGCTGACTCTGGCGGCCTTCAAGTTATTACTGTTGGTAAGGCAGTCACTCCTGAACTGAAACAAGCAGTTTATGAGAATCAAGCCAAGTGGGCAGATGTAGGAATGTGTTTTGATGAGATTCCAGTTATTACTGACACTGGAAAATCAGATAGAAATGATACTACTGGGCGAAAGTTTGATCGTGCTAATTTTCACAAATACGCAAAACAAACTGGTGAGAATGTAAAAAATCAACTAGAAGTTTTTACGAGAACTGGTAGCAAATGTAAGCCTTTTGTTATTATGCAAGGCAATGATGTAGATACTTATCTAGAGTGGGCAGATATTATTCTCAAAACTGTTCCTAAAGATCAACATCATCTTCTAGGCGGTATTGCAATGGGAGCTGCTGCGCTTGGTACAGGTAACTTAGAAGATGTTCAACGTGCTTATATTGCAAGCGAAGTGCCTATTCGTGATGAAGACGGACAAATGAATCTACACATTCTTGGAGTAGGTTCTTTACGAAGAATGTTGCCTTATTTGATCTTCCAACAGAATGGTCTTTATAAAGATGTTCACTTGTCATATGATAGCACTACACACTCTAGAGGGGTAGAAACTGGTCTTTATTATATGCTCGGAGATGTTTGTAAAAAATCAGGGAGAAGAACATACGGACCAGGGTCTACTGTAAAGTTTGGCAGAGATAGAGCTGCTGAGGATTGTTTAGATGGATATACTCCTAAGCAAGCAGATCCTGGAGCTGACTATTTAGCTGTGTATGAAGACATAAATTCATTACATCCTTTAGAAATAGACTTGATTACTTTTCATGAAGTGATGAATAATGCTGCGAGTATTTGGAAAGAAAGATACGGTAATACTCAGAAATGGGCAGAGGTTAGAGCAACATTCGCCGCTGCAAGTATTAGAAATTTTATGGTTCAGTTAAATAATATGGTGAAAGACAAAGATCAACTGTTAGCTTATGCCTCTTCTATAAAATTATTTAATCAATACAATGGACTTTATGCAGTAAAAGATCGTGAAAGTTTTAATTATTGGTACAATAATCCCGCTCTTGGTAAAAAAATGAAGTCAATGCCTATTAGCGATGTAGCTCCCAATTCACTAGAGGGTCTTTTTGGTGAGTAATGTTACAGTATTAGAAAATGCATCAATAAAATATCAATTTGATATTACTAAACTAGCAGAAGAATCTAAACAACTATTTTCTGAAATAGATCCTATTTCAGGGCAAATAAGTCTAAAGCATACTGAAAGTTCAGAACAAGAAAACTTATGGGAAGAAGGTACAGGGTCTGCTATAGGAGCAGGAAAATTAATTAATACTAAAGATTTTACTGTATTGAACGAAAGGCTAAGAGGAACATATATTGAAGAAGTTCATAATGTTTTAGCTAAAGATTATAATTTCGGTAGGATGAGATTGATGAAACTTACTGGAAGAAAATGTATGTCTTTGCACACTGATATGGAAAAAAGAATTCATATCCCAATTACCACAAATGAAAACTGCTTAATGATTGTCGATGACGAAGTAATTCATATGCCAGCAGACGGCAATGCTTATTTAGTAAATACAATCAAAAGACATACTGCACTAAATTCTAACAAAGATTTTGATAGAATACACTTAATGTTTGATTTGATATAGGAATTATATAATGGACGCACAAAAAGTAAGAAACGCAATTGTTGAAATGTCAAACTCAATGACACGCATGGACGCAGAACGTGACCTCATCAAAGAGATTGTAAACAAGCTACACGAAGAAGAGTTTCTGGACAAAAGAGTTATCCGGAAAATGGCTCGTGTATATCACAAGCAGAACTTTGCGGAAGAAACTACCATTAACGAAGAATTCGAGACCACATTCAAGAATATTATGAGCTAATTCTCTTGACAAAGCAAAAGCATTCTGTTATTATATACGGATACTAGAGGAATATCTTATGAATGTTTTTGCTTTGCACACCGACCCAGTAATTGCTGCTCAAATGCATGCCGACAAGCATGTGGTTAAGATGATAATAGAGTATGCACAACTAATGTCCACAGCACATCGTGTTCTAGACGGCTCGCTGTATCAAGACAAAACGTCTAACGGACGAAGCATCAAGCGTTGGTCATTGCCGAATGAGGTGTTGGAGAGTGTGGTGTATAAAGCATCTCATGTCAATCACCCTTCCGGTATTTGGTGCCGAAAAACATCCGAAAATTATCAGTACCTATATACTATGTGGAAAGCATTGTGTGAAGAGTACACTCATCGTTACGGTAAGATTCACTTGACACAACAGAAGCTAGAGAGTATACTATCTGTTACTCCTGTTAATATCCCACAAGGAGAATTGACAGAATTGCCACAAGCAATGCCAGATGATGCTAAACTTCCTAATGTTGTAGATGCTTATCGTAACTATTATAGAGTCTACAAGCGTGGTTTCGCTAGATGGACTAAACGACAAACACCGGAGTGGTTCTATGCCAGTAACTAGTAGACACATTCGTGTTAGCTTTCAGAAAGAAGGCATACACAGATATCCAGCAGCTAAAGATTTGCCGGGGGTAGAGTTTTTACAATACCCTCATCGCCACATCTTTCATTTTTATGTGACGTTAGAAGTCAACCACAATGACCGAGACGTAGAGTTTATATTGTTCAAACGTGAAATGGAAAACTTGTTTGAGTCAGGAGTGATGCAAGCAGATTATAAGTCATGTGAAATGATGGCAGAAGAACTTATAGGATACATAGAAGAAAACTACCCTGGCAGAATGACACAAGTAGAAGTATTTGAAGATGATGAGAATGGAGCGATACTAAGTAATGCTTAATCAGAGAGTTGATAGACCTTGGGGAAATTATACTTCTATAAATCAAGGAGAGGGCTTTCAAGTCAAACGAATTGTAGTTAAGCCAGGGCAAAGATTATCATTGCAGTATCATCACCATCGCAGTGAGCATTGGGTAGTCACTGCAGGTAGCGGTAAAATAGTAGTAGGCGATCTTTCAACAAATGTAAAGTCTGGTTTTTATGTCATGATTGATAAGCTAGAACCTCATCGTCTTATCAATGACGGCGAAGAAAACTTAGTAATCGTAGAGATTCAAACAGGAAGCTATCTTGGTGAAGATGATATTGTTAGACTTCAAGATGACTACGGGAGAGTAGAATGAGTAAGTTGATTTATGTTCCTCTAGAGCATATCGAGGGTCGTTATACTGTTCATATGGACAGGGACATCACTAACTACTTAGAAGAAAACGGTATTCAATACCTAAAAGTGATTCCCACAGAAAAAAGTCCCGACCTACCTGAAGGGATGTTTTTGAATGCTGCTTTTACTACTAGGTTCAAGTCTATGCAAATGGCTACTATAGCTGCACTGTATGAACAGAATCAGATTGAAGACGGCGATGTGTTTTTCTTTAGTGATATTTGGTTCCCAGGCATTGAGTCTATTGCTTACATGAATTATTTTCATAAGAAAAAAACTAGTATCACTGGTATCATTCATGCAGGTAGTTTCACTGATACTGACTTTGTTCGTGACTTAGAGCGTTGGGCAAAGAACTTTGAAGATATGGTCTTTGATATTAGTGACAAAGTATTCTGTGCAAGCGACTTTATTCGCAACGACATTATTAAAAAGCGTTTTGTAGATCCAAACAAACTAATAGTATCAGGATTGCCGGTAGATTTTTCTGGTCTTGACAAGTATAAAGATTTGCAAAAAGAAAACATTGTAGTCTTTAATGGGAGAGTTTGTGACGAAAAACAACCGTGGTTGTTTGATGAACTTGAGAGACAAGTTAAGTCTCGTGGCATAGATGCTAAGTTTATCAAAACACAAGAAGAGAATCTAAGCAAAGAAGCATACTACGAACTCTTAGGCAGATCGAAGTGTACTGTTAGTTACGCACTACAAGAAAACTTTGGGTTCGGTATTGCAGAAGCATCTTATTTGAGTTCTACACCGGTTGTACCTAATCGTCTAGTATACCCAGAACTTTATGACTCTAAATACTTGTATGATTCTTTCGAAGAAAGTGTAAACATGGTGTGTGAAGCATTGACAAACAACACACAAGATAGTATAATGATTGATAATAATTGTTTAAAAGTTTGGTTTGAGGGTATTAAATGATGCATTATAGCACAAAACGATATGGTCACGATATAGGATTGTCAGCAGTATTTCGTCAACCTAAAGCAGATCATTCACACTGTCATCTATTACACGGCTACAGTTTAGCGTTTACATTCACATTTGCGTGTAGAGAACTAGACGAAAAGAATTGGGTAGTAGACTTCGGCGGACTGAAGCAACTCAAAAACTGGCTAGAGGATAGTTTTGACCATAAAGTCGTAGTCGATTCTGCTGATCCTAAAATAGATATTCTGTATATGTTAGAGCAACAAGGTCTTGCTGAACTAACTGTCATGGATGGCGTAGGTGCTGAAAAGTTTGCTGAACACGCATATAATTTTGCAGACAACTTAGTATTTGAAATGACTAACGGCCGCTGCTGGTGTGTGAAAGTAGAAGTGGCAGAACACGGTTCTAATTCGGCTATATATGAGATCCACTCGTGAAATTTGCTTTAGTAACAGACTTGCATTTCGGTGCAAGAAGTGACTCACTAGCCTTTGACGCTCACTTTCGTAGATTCTATGAAGAAGTATTCTTCCCAGAACTTGAGCGTCAAGGTATCAAAACTGTCTTTGATTTAGGTGATACGTTTGACCGAAGAAAATATATTAACTACAACACACTCAAGAGTTGTAAAGAATATTTCTTCGATCGTCTAGAAGAACTGGGTATCGATCTTCATATGATACCTGGCAATCATGACACCTACTTCAAAAACACTAACGATGTAAACTCACCTCAACTTCTTTTAGGTGACTACAAGAATATTACTTTGCACGAAGAACCAACTGAAATGGTTCTTGATGGTGCTAAGGTTCTTTTCGTTCCTTGGATATGTGTAGAAAACTATGAAAAATCATTTGATATTATTACTAATTCAGATGCAGACTTATGTATGGGGCATTTTGAGTTCTCCGGTTATGAGATGTATCGTGGATCCACTAATCCTCACGGTATGGATCCTAGCTTGTTTAAGCATTTGCCTATGGTCATTAGTGGTCACTTTCACCACAGGCATACTAAAGGCAATATTACATACATGGGGAATCCTTACGAGATAACCTGGTCAGACTATGACGACCCACGAGGCTTTGCAATATATGATACCAACACAAAAGAGCTGGAATATGTCAACAATCCGAACAAGCTCTTTCACAAGATTTATTATGATGACACCGACACTGGACATTTTGCTGGTGATAACGTATACGATTTTGAGTCAGTTAAAGGCGGTTGTGTAAAAGTTATTGTAGTTAAGAAGACAGACTTTGCTAAGTTTGATGCTCTTATAGATAACTTATACCAATGTGAACTCATTGAGTTGAAAATCATTGAAGACTTGTCTGAGTTCGAAGACGAGGCTGTAGGTGAAGACGTTGACCTTGAAGACACCATGTCACTACTGAAAGAGTATGTTGATGGCATTGAAGTGACAGTTGACAAGGAAAGGCTGAAAGCACTACTACAATCACTCTATGTTGAAGCGCAAGCCACAGAGTAGCCGAAGTTTCACTCATTTATATAAAGGTTTTTGAACGAACATTATGATAAACTTTAAAACTATACGATGGAAAAACTTCCTTTCTACTGGTAATGCATTTACTGAAGTATCTTTGAATAGAAGTAGTAGTACTTTGATTTTAGGTGATAACGGCTCAGGCAAATCAACATTGCTTGACGCCATCACATTTGCTTTGTTCAATAAACCCTTTAGAAACATCTCTAAACCTCAACTAGTCAACAGCATCAACCGAAAAGCTATGCTTGTTGAGGTTGAGTTTCAGATAGGGAATAAAGAGTACCTGATACGCAGAGGTAGCAATCCTGGTGTGTTTGAGATTGAGATTGACGGCGAGATGGTAGATCAGAATGCTAGTGTCCGTGACTATCAAAAGCATCTTGAAGAAAACATTCTAAAGCTAAACTACAAGTCATTCACACAGATCGTGATACTTGGCAGTGCTTCTTTTACACCGTTCATGCAGTTGACTCCTAACATTCGCAGAGAGATTATTGAAGACATTCTGGACATTCGAATCTTCACTACGATGAAAGAAGTGTTGAAGACTAAAGTCAATGACTTAAAAGAGAAGCTAAGATTCATAGAGAGCGAGCTTACTGTAACTAAAGAAAAGGCAAATTTACAGAAGCAATATATCGATACTCTTGAAAGTGACAAGAAAGAACGAGTCACAAAAATTGAATCTGAAATTGTGGGACTTCAGGCTACTTTGGATACACTACAAAAGCAAGTAGAGTATGACACCGAAGAGAAAGAAAGTTTTGGTGATATCGAATCTAAGAGAAAGAAACTAGATGCATTCAAAACAGAGTTTGCTAGAAAGATTCGTGAACAAAAGAAAGAATTAGACTTCTACCACAATCATGATGACTGTCCTACTTGTAAGCAGGGTATCCCACATGACTTCAAAGAAACGATTACTTCAGAGAAAGAGTATAGGATAACCGAACTTGAAGAAGGCAATACTAAACTTTCTGAGCAGTGGGAAGAATTAGATAAATCATATGAAGATTTTCTTAACATTCAACAGAAAATTATAGACACCAACAATAGTATCATGTCTAGTCAAACTCTTCTGCAAAGATTGATCCTTGAAAAAACTGAAGCAGAAAATAAAGTAGGCGATATCGAGAAAGAAACTGCTAAACTCAAAGACATTGCAAAAGACTTAGTAGGCAAAACTACTCAACGGTCTACTTATAGTGAAGAACAAGAGTATAATAGTATTGCTGAGTCACTACTAAAAGATTCAGGCATTAAAACTAAAATTATTCGTCAGTATCTTCCTGTGATAAATAAATTAGTAAACAAATATCTAAAGTCGATGGACTTCTTTGTTCAGTTTGATCTTGATGAAACATTCAAAGAAACAATCAAGTCACGACACAGGGACAACTTTAGTTACGCTTCATTCAGTGAAGGTGAGAAGCAACGCATAGACTTAGCACTTGTATTCACTTGGCGAACGATTGCTAAGATGAAGAACAGCGCAAGCACTAACCTATTGCTACTTGATGAAGTATTTGATAGCTCACTCGATGTGAATGGCACAGACTATGTGATGCAGCTACTAAATACTATAGGCGAAGAGACAAACGTATTCGTAATCTCTCATAAAGGAGATGTTCTCTTCGACAAGTTTAGAAGCGTGATTAAATTTGAAAAGAAAAACAACTATTCGGTGATGACATAATGGAAGAACTAAAACTAATATCTTTTGTAGACCCTCTCTTGAAAAGAGAACCTGCACTTTTTGATTTTGAAAAAGATAATGCTGAAGAAATCAGCGAACAACTCTTTATTGCGATGCGTAGATTTGGCGGTGTAGGTCTTTCTGCAAACCAAGTTGGCTTTGACATGAAAGTTTTTGTAGTCGGCGGCTCTGGACTAGACGAGAAAGCAGTCTTCAATCCAGAACTTTTGTCAGTAGGTAGAGAAGGGACTACAATGAGAGAAGGTTGCTTATCGTATCCTGGACTATGGCTCAACTTAACTCGCCCAAATTCATGCGTACTCAAGTACCAAGATGTAAACGGCGAAGAAGTAGTAGAAGAGTTTGGCGGTGTTTACGCACGTGTAATACTACACGAATACGACCACATGGTAGGTCAAAACTTTACTATGCGAGCTTCAACTTTGAAAATTCAAAGAGCGTTAAAAGCACTTGACAAGAAAGTATTAAAACACTATAATAAGAGAAAGGTAGCGTAAAATGTCAGACGATTGGGATTTTGGCTTTACTGCTGTCGATGATATACCTACTCAAGTAAGCGAACCAGCACAACCAGTAGTAGCGCAAGTAGATGACGAACAGCTACAGACTATAATGGATAAGTTGGAAAGGCTAGAAGGCTTAGTTCTCACTACCAATAATGACGACATGATAAACGAGCATCGAGAATTAGTTCAACAGGACGTTGTAGCTAAATTGAAACAAGTAGAGGACCTTATCTTACCACTACTATTCAATCTTCAAAAAAATCCTGAAAAGGATTATATTCACTGGCCGAATAGAACAGCCATTATAGATAAACAAGTAGAACGAATAAAAGCAGTGACACGATATTACGATAAAATATAACATGGAGTATAGTATGGCCAGAGCAAGAGCAACAGAAAAAGATTTCGAAGTATCACCCGTAGTGCGAGGAGTATTCAATCGTCCAACTGGTCAAATATTAGACTTCTATTTAAATAGCACTATTGGAAGCCCAGAGGACTACGCAGAATGGAATCAGATTCTTCGTTCCTCAGGCGAACAAGATGTAGTCTATCTGCACATTAACTGTTATGGTGGTCAGGCATTGACTGCGGTACAATTGATGAGAGCTATTTCAGAATCACGAGCAACAGTTGTAGCCTCAGTTGAAGGTGCTTGTATGTCAGCAGCAACCTTCTTATTCTTGATGGCAGATGTTTGTGAGATTTCAGATCACAGTATCTTTATGTTCCACAATTTCTCAGGCGGTACTATCGGCAAGGGAAATGAGATGATGGCACAAGTCCATCACAATGATAAGTGGGCTAGAGGCTTGATGGAAAGCATCTACAAAGACTTCTTTACACAGGAAGAAATTGATAGTATACTAGAAGGTAAAGACTATTGGTTATCTCCTGATGAAGTGACCGAAAGACTACAGAAGCGCAATGATATCCTCGAAAAAGGGCTTAAAAAGTCTGTTACCGAGACTAAAAACCCTCGGAAAAAGGCAAAGAAAACCTAAGTCATTGATTTCCTTAGAGAAATAAATGCTTGACATCCTCACAACCAGGTGCTATAATAGTAGGACAAAATGAGAAAAGGTTGTGAGGACCGTCATATGAAAATCGAAACAAAGTCAATTCTAGCCAAGCTACTTGCTACCGAGAATATATCTGTAGAACAACAGAATATTCCAACGGCTGCTTTCAATCCCACTACACGAACTCTTTATATCCCTAACTGGAAGGATATGTCTAACTCACTTCAAGACCTACTTATCGGTCACGAAGTAGGTCACGCTTGGGATACACCTGCTGAAGGATGGCACGATGCCGTCTGTAGCGATCCTACACTCAAAGGCTTTCTCAATGTAATTGAAGACGCTCGTATCGAACGCAAAATCAAGTCACGGTATCCCGGTCTAGTAAAATCATTTTACGCAGGATATCGTGAATTGTTCGAGCGGGATTTCTTCGGCGTCAAGGATGTAGATGTCAATACTCTACCTCTCATCGACCGAATCAACCTACACTTCAAAGTAGGTGCATTCCTCAATGTTCAATTTTCTGATACGGATAAAGCATTTGTAGCTCGTTGTGCTGCTACTGAAACTTGGGAAGATGTTGAAGCACTCGCTCGTGAACTTCACGGCAAGGCAAAGGAAGAAGCAGAGGACACTATTGAGGATCTGCTTGAGCAGTTTGAAGACATGGCTTCGACCTTTGGCGAAGATGAAGAATCTTTTGGTGAAGGTGAAGGCGAACAAACTGACAGCGAAGATGACAGCGAGTTGGAATCAGGTTTTTCAGGCGGCGAGCGTGATGAATTTGACGAGTTGTTTGGCGAAGACGAGGAAGAAGTAGAAGACAACACTCCTACCTCCGTACAAGAATTTGTCGAAACAGGCGGCGTAGGCTCTATTACTGACAAAGTGTTTCGTGAAAAAGAGACTCAACTAGTAGACAATGAACCTAAGAAAGATACTGTTTATGTTTCTATACCAACTAATATTGATCCTTCAAAGTACATCAAACCTGCTGCTTCTATGTACAAGTTTCAGAATTTTACAAGTTACTCTGGCAAAAGTGTAGAAGCACACGCTACACTTCAATACAAAGATTTTATTGCTAAGAATAGTAAGACTGTCAATCAAATGGTCTCAAACTTTGAGATGAAGCGTAAAGCAGCACTGTTCATCAAAGCTAAAACTGCTAAGACTGGCGACCTCGATGACAAGCGCTTATGGTCATACAAGACTTCGGACAATTTATTCAAGCAGATTACTACTATACCCGAAGGCAAGAATCACGGTATGATTATGTATCTTGATATGTCTGGCTCTATGTATCGTAACATGGCGGGCACTATTGAGCAACTAATCAACTTGTCGATGTTTGCTCGTAAAGTCAATATTCCTTTCGAAGTGTACGGTTTCACGGACACAGGGCATAGTAGTTATCATGTTTCTGCTCCCATGGGTGCAAAGGCAGGGGATTATTACTTAGAAAATGTTACACTAACTCACTTGCTTTCATCTAGTTTCACTAAGAAACAAGCCGAGATGGCATACAAATGTTTATTGTTGTGGCGTGATACTTTTAGCCGCAGGGGCAAAACTTACCATCGTGCTGACATTACTACTGATTTGTTTCAAATGGGATCTACACCACTAAACGCTACGTTAGTTATTGGTATGGAAATTGCTAAGCAGTTCCGCAAAGCAAATCGTGTCGAGGTTCTCAATACTATTATCCTTACTGACGGCGATGCGACAGACTATGCTACATATTGGGTAGAAACATTTGATAGTGATGACAAAACTGTTCTCCGTGAAAGTCCAAGTTGGTCACCGCCACCAGTAACATTCAAATATGGAAGCAGCGTGACTCCTATGTACAATGGTGGTTTCTGTCACCGCAATACCAAAGTAACTGCTACACTTATTGATCTTTATAAAGAAGTAACTGGATCAAAAGTAATAAACTTTCACTTGCTACCTTCTTGGAATCTTCGTGAGTTGAATGAGTGTAAAGGTTTATTTGGCATTAATCACCAAGGCGATTCATATACTGATTGGGACAAGGTTGTTAGCACTCGCAGCACAGGACTAATAGAAGTCAAAGACACTGTAGGTTTTGATGTCCGTTACCTAATGAACGGTTCGGATTTGACTATACAAGACTCCCAGTTGGAGGTAAAATCTAACACTAAAGGCGATTTACTCCGAGGCTTCAAGAAATTCGCCGGAAACAAGACTCAGAACCGACTATTTGTGCAGAAATTCACAGATCAAGTAGCGTAAGTTGTTGATGTATATAAGGAAAATAAGTGCTTGACAATATGCCCAATAGGTGCTATAATGTAAGCATAGAATGAAAAAACAAACTATTTTTAACTATGACTGTGAGGGTCTATATTATGAATAACACTAACCGTGAAACATTGTTGTCAGCACTAAAAGCAAAAGACAACGGAACTGGCACTTTCAAGCGTAAAGATATCATCGAAACGCATAAAGAATCTGGTGTCAAATATCCACATTGGCTTCTTAACGACACGGCACTGAAAGCAGGTCGTGGTCTGTATAACTTGACCCAGATGTTCAATGGTGTACAAGCAATGCCAGTACCTAAAATTGTAGTAGATAATACTACACCCGTAGCAAAAAATGTTACACAGGCAAAACTTACCGTGGAAATAGAAAATCTGATCCCTGCAAAGGATGATACCTTTGTACCGTTCGGCTTCTACAAAGACCTCAAAAAAGTCCTTGACAGCCGAATGTTTTATCCTGTATTCATTAGTGGTCTTTCTGGCAACGGCAAGACTACAATGGTAGAACAGATTTGTGCGAACCTCAAGCGTGAGGCAATTCGTGTCAATATTAGTATTGAAACCGATGAGGACGATTTAATCGGTGGCAATACACTAGTTGATGGTAACGTAGTCTATAGGGAAGGGCCCGTCCTCACCGCTATGCAGCGGGGTGCTGTCCTTATACTTGATGAAGTAGATCGTGGATCGAATAAGCTGATGTGTCTCCAAGCTGTCCTCGAAGGTAAATCCTACTTCAACAAAAAGACTGGCGAAACCATTACTCCTGCTAACGGTTTTACAATCATAGCAACGGCTAACACAAAAGGTCGTGGTTCAGATGATGGTAAATTTATTAGCGCCCAGTTACTTGACGAGGCTTTCTTGGAGAGATTTGCCATCACCGTTGAGCAGGAGTATCCTACAATGTCAGTTGAGAAAAAGATTGTTCTCAACAAAATGACTCGTGCAGGTTGTGTCGATGAGGACTTTGCTACACACCTCGTCACATGGTCTGACGTTATTCGCAAGACATATATGGAAGGTGCAATCGATGAGCTTGTTTCTACTCGCCGACTTGAGCATATTGTAAATGCTTTTGCAGTGTTCAAGGACAAGGTAAAAGCAATCACGCTTTGTACTAATCGCTTCGATGAGGATACAAAGCAAGCATTTATCGATCTTTATAGTAAGGTTGATCCTTCAAATACTGAAGACCCTACTTGGCAAGCCGAGATAGCAAATGGAGATGACTTCTAATGAGCAAAAAAATATACAAGTTTCGTGAAGATCAGTTGATTGAGGAGTTTAAGAAGTACATCGATTCAACTTACAACGCTCACTACGGTCAAGGCGGACTTCAGTCCGCTGAGATCATTGTCGATAGAGGACACGGTGATGGGTTCTTTCACGGCAACATCGACAAGTACAATGGTCGATACGGTAAGAAAGGTGAAACGCCAGCAGAATGGCGAAAGGATATTGTGAAGATTATTCACTACGGTTTCTTAGCATTGTATGAACATGACCGTAAATATTCTGAAGATACAGTAACCGTTTCTTATAAATAACCGTACATGAACCCATTTCAGGAGAATAAAAAATGGCGTTAACCGTAGAATTAAAAATCACTCGTCCGAACACAGAAACTAACTGGCCTTGGTCAGCAACTGATGCTTCTACACTAGCTGAATTAGCATCGTTGAGAGAAACACACGGAGCTACTTCATCTAATCACGCTTCTGCTGACGGATTATCTTTGGTATATACTGAGAGCTGTCCTTTAGAAAATGGTGATGCTTATTTCGCTGAGTATGCAAATATTTGGCAAGGAGTAGCAGAGAGCGCTGTTTCTAGTAACATAACTATCACCTCTACAGTTATTGATAATACTTAATAAGAGATTATTATGCCTTTTACAGTAGAATATGTAATGACCCGCTCAAGTAAAAGTGTAGAGTTTCCAGAAATAAGTGGAGACGAAAGAGATACTTTGTCTTCATTAAGAGAAGAACACAATGTGTATTCAGAAGTAATTTTTTCTAGTGATGAGTTAGTTAAGACTTCAAGGCACACTACACCTACTATGGAAGACTACACTGCTTTTTATACTGAAGCGCAAACATATTGGACTAAATCTAATTTTATTGACGATTGTGGAAAACTTGATATACATGTTAGTATGTCAGTGGTAGAAAATACTTAGAATTTGCTTGACTTTTTATTATGATGTCTGTATACTGTACGGACAATATTAACTTTGTGAGATATATTATGAAAATTAGTAACGATACACTTTCAGTCCTTAAAAACTTTGCAGGCGTGAATACAAACATTCTCGTTCGACAAGGTAACACTCTCGCCACTATTAGCACGGGTAAGAATATTTTTGCTCGTGCTACAGTGGCAGAGACTTTTGATCGTGAGTTTGCAATCTACGATCTCAATAGCCTTCTTGGCTTACTGACTCTCATGGAAGATACTGAAGTGTCTTTTGGTGACGAGTCTATTACAGTGTCTAAGGATCGTAGTTTGTTCGAATACTACTACGCTGATCCTGAAATCATTGTTGGTGCACCCGACAAGCAAATCGAAGTAGATGAATTCTTCACCTTCGACCTCTCAGCAGACGATCTAAGTATGATTCAGAAAGCAGCGGGTATCACTGCTGCTCCTATGATGAGTGTAATTGCTAATGGCAGTACTGCTACAATCACTGTAGGTGATCCTGCAACTCCTAAGAGCAATAGCTTCAAGCAAGTTATCGCCGAGACTGATAAGACATTTGCAGCACACTTGCAAATAGAAAATCTCAAAGTCCTCCCTGGTGATTATCGTGTTGTTATTTCTCAAAAGAAATTCATGCACATGATAAACACTAAGTCTGATGTTAAATACTGGTTGGCATTACACCAATCATCTGAGGTATAGTATGAACGATATTCAATTGAATGTAAACATTAGAGAAGCAACTAACGGTTGGTTGGTTGAATTCACTAAGGGTGATGACACAGTAGAATATGTGTACGCTCGACCTGGCCCTGCTATTAGTTTTGTTAAGAAAGTAATGACAGGAGACGTAGAAATTTTTGGAGACGATGGTGAATAATTTTATTTGTGAGGAATGCGGTGCTAAAGTCGTAGATTCTCCCAAAGGTTACACGAAAGGTTGTGACCACTACCCAGTAGAGACAGTTGAAGAAGTGGCACCAAAGCGGGGTCGCCACATCATTTTAGACTTGTCAGACGATACGAAAACTAAAGAAAGGTTTGGTTAAATGAAAATTGGATTCACTTGTTCTACATTTGATTTATTTC